ACCTCGCCAAGAGTGGTGCAATGGGAACCGTTGAATGGGCGTCCGCACCGACGCGCGTGGCGGGGCTTGACCCCTCGTTCACGAATGGTGGCGACCGTACTATAGTCTACACCGCTGACGTCGGCTACGCCAAGAACGGGCACTACGTCTGCCAGTTCATCGACTACAAGCACCTAATGGATGACGCCAACGATGCGGTCCCCCGCACCTACCAAATCGTTAAGCAGGTTATTGACTATTGTCGTAAGCACAAGGTTGAGCCGTCTAATCTGGCTGTCGATAGCACTGGAGCAGGTGCGCCGTTTTGTGACGTACTGGCAGGTGAGTGGTCGACTGACATTCTGCGAGTATCGTTCGGCAGTAAGGCTTCAGAGAAGCGGGTCAGCTCGACTAGCCACATGACGGGCGTAGACCTGTACGCTAATCGTGTATCTGAACTCTGGTTCGTGGGTAAGGAACTGATGAGAACAAAACAGGTGTTCGGGATATGCGCGGAACTAGCGCAGGAGATATGCGCCCGCAGTTACGACATGGTGAAAAGTGGTTCCTTAAAAGTGCGCGTTGAACCAAAACCCGACTACAAAGCACGAATGGGTAAGTCTCCCGACTTGGCGGACGCCGCATTTCTGGCCCTCGATGCAGCGCGCCAACGTATGGGACTCGTGTCTGTCGAACCACCAAAAGAGGATCAGGGTACAGGGTTCAAGCGTCGTACCTCGATTCGATCAATGCGTCGATCGTTGCAAAACCCTGACGCTGAGTTACTTGGCTAATTCGAGAAATCGCGAGGCTACAATAAAAAGTTTCCTTAAGACTATATAGTGCTGCATTACTGTAATGCGGCACTACATAGTGTCACATAAGAGTTTTTTCTAACCATTCCTACCCATTGAACGAGATGTAAATTTTTGACGTAGTCCTTAGAAAAATTCGGAATCTTAGAGTGCTTGCAATTTTTTCAGATAAGGGATAATCTACCAGCATGGCTGTAGCAAACAACTTAATGAATATGCGCGACCAGATGGTGGGTCGCTATCAGAATCTGCCCACAGTGCAAAAGAAAGCCCTACAGGGAGGGGCCAATAAGTACTTTGGGGGAGGCCAGAACGAGGGAGATGATGAGGAGTTCAACCCAATTAACGCCATAGGGGATGCTGTCAAAAAATTAAACTCTGTGAATGATGAGGCTAACTCGTGGCAATACGCCAATGAGAAAGAAAAAGCCGAAACGAGAGAGGATCTCCGTAAGATGGCTTCTGAAGCATACGAGGCCGCTACTCCTGAACAGAGAACCCAAAACAAAGACTTTATTACCGCTGCGGCACTTTCTCTTAACCCGCCCGCTACACCTTCTTCTATTGCAGCCTCCGACCCTACTAGCCAACTTGACTCTCAGCCTACTAGCCAACCTACCCCTCAGACCAGTAGTATTGATTCCCAGCAAGCTGCCCGTAACGTGATGCTCGCCCGTCAATCTGGTAGCGGGTTGGCTGCGTATGACGCCATGCAAGACCCTAATTACGTGTTGGGTAGCGGTAGCTCACTTAGACAGAGGCGTCGCATTGGCACTCAATCTGGTGACATGCGTCGCGAAGCCCGCCGCCTCCGTAAGCAAGGTTACACAAAAGCCGCAGAGCGGATGGCTTTGGGTGCAGCGGAACAGAAACTAGGTGAGGGTTCCGCCATCCGCACACAGGGCGATATTACTTCTCAGATGCAGGACCAATCACGAATGAGAAACCAGCTCGGTCAAATCGAAGGGTTGAATCAGCGGATGATCGAATATCAAAACCGATTACTAGATCGCCGCATGAGACAACTCGACGAAGATGACGAGGATGATGGACCATCTTACACATTATTGAATGAATGATTGATTACGCTGACATCTCTTCTCTGAAGGGGCAGTACTTTGGCCTTAACGCTCCGACGTCGGCCATTGCTCCTTTACAACAGCAAATGATTAAGCAGCAATCGATGATGCTGCAATCTCAGTCGCAGGAACTTGCGTTTCAGCGGCAGAAGCAGGATTACGACAATGCTAAGCGGCGCGCTCGACTAGAGGCTGACAGCCTTGCGATGATCCCTGAGCTGAATAAACGTCTGGAAGTTTTCGACGACCCGAATATGTCCACTGAAGATCTCGCCGCTCAGATCGGAGAGATTACAATGGAGATGGCTCCGTTGGCCGTTTACAGCCCACAAATGGAATCCGTCCTGAAATCCGCTCAATCTCGCGTCGATTCCCAAATGCAGCAAGATTACCGTCAGTCTCAGCGAGAGTCCCGCGAAGAGCAACGTCGACTCGGCTTGATGTCGTCGGCAGCGCAGATAGGCGACGTAGAAACAATCCAAAAACTTGCTGAGGCAGGCGGGATAGACGAAACGGAGCAGGCATATATGGATGTCGCAGGCACTTATCGCCAGCGCGCACAAGACAAAGCGCAGAAGGAGTCCGCAAAAGAGCAGGACGCACAAAAAGAGTCCGCCCGTAAAGAAATGTACGGCGTCTACAGCAATATCGAGAAGAACCTACTTGGCCTTAAAACTGTTGATGACGAAGAGATTGGTGAAATAACTATCTCAGGCAGTGATAAAGCACCTAAAGTGGGTACTGCTGGTAAGCCTTTGGAGTTCGACAAACAGTCCAAACAAGAGCTTTTCGAAACTCTCTACAGACTCGCACCTAAATTAAAGGGGGAGATCGAAGACAAAGAAGATTCAGACTTGTACTCACTAGCTCTTCGCCTTACTAATGAGGGCTTGACAGCCCTTAAACCAAAAGCTGCACAAGATATTTCCGTTTCCTCTGTTGTTAATGCATGGGGAGAATAACCTAAACCATACACATATTATCAGCTATGTCTGAAGTCGACCGCTTGATGGACCTTGCAACGGGTCCCGCCAAACCCGCAGTTCAATTCGATTCCTATTCCGTCTGGGCCGACAGCCAATCAGATGACGCTGACGTCTCTGCTTTTCACACGGGGTATGCAGACTATCTCCGTGAGGAACACATTAAGGCAAAAGCCTACGACTCTGCCGTCGAGCAAGACATTCTGAAAGGGATGTATGGGTCTCTCGTGAAAGACGGGCGTTTGCAAGAAGGCGACTTAGAAGGTTTTGAAAAGCTGAACGCTGCACCAGAAATGGGCTTTGATAGGCGCGCTGACTTTTTCCTTTCGTCGGTGGAATTCGACAAGGACGAGAACAGCGACTACCGCAAAGTTCAAAGGTACGCTAATCATCGCGACCAAATTGCTAGGGGCGAGTTAAAAATAATGGGGGAGGTTTCGGAAGATCAAACCAATCTTCTGGAACAGCGTCGCCTTGAAGCTGAAGACGTCATGTCGCGTCACGGGGACGACGATCTAAGACGCCTCGCAGTGAAGAATGGCGAGTTGGCTTTTGCATCTGTCCTGAATGACAAGGGGCAACGTGTCGTCATCGCAGGTGACCGCGCATTAGAGACAGACCTACTGACGGGACTCAAGCAGTCAAAAACAGGGGGCGTTACTTTGTCCGATGCGCTTGGCGCACAAGCTGAGCTGGAAACTCCTGAAGGTTTCTCTCTTCCCCGATTCCAACTTCGGCGAGTTCACGAGGCTGCTACTGGGCTTGAAGAACTGGTTAAACAAGACGCTTTCTTACAAACACAGGTCGCGGGCCATGCTCAGAAAATGGCTAAAATGGAGTATGACGATGGAGACAAATTGTCTTGGGGGATGGATCAGTTCGGACAAACTGCGACCGATATCTTTGGTCGGTTGTTGGGTATTGCTGGAACTGAGGAGAATAAAATTGAGCGAGAAGCTCAGCAGCGCGCGGAGCAAACTGATGTTCGTCAGGTCGTTCGATCCCTCGTTAAACGATTGAACGCCTCTGGCGAAAGCGACTTCACGCAGGAGGAAGTCATGAAAGCCTACACGCAGGTCGTTCTAAATGACGCCACTGCCAGCGGGCGGTTTGAGTTCCACGACGGAGATGACGAAGTTGGTAAGAACATTCGCACCTTCGGTTACGGCGCGCCTTCAGTTCACCCTGCCGCTATGGCGAATGAGGACACCTTCAATAAGATGCTCGCAGCTCGCGACGACATTAGCGATTCTGTTAAAGACAATCTTCGCGCTAACCGAAAAGCCTACCTTACTGACTCCTTTGACGACACGAGCAACCTGTTGGGACGTTCTGGCGTAGCTGACGACTGGCACGAGGCCCTGATCGAAGGACGCCGACAAGGTAAAAAGAACTATGAAATTCTTGATGGTTTCTTAGCTGATGAGAAAAATTTCAGTGCCTTTAGTGAACGGGCGAAAGGGGTTGCTTGGTCTCTTTGGGACGCAGGCGCGCAGCTAGTAGCAGCCGTACCCGCAGCAATGGGAGCCGACTGGGCCCAAGATACGCTGGTAGCCAGCGCACAAAGAAATTCTGACCGCCGTCAGGTCGCTCAGCTTTTCGGCGAAGACTTTGGGTTCGGGCAGGATATCGCTGAAACTATTGCTCCGATGCTGACAGACGTGGCAGCTACTGCCGCCCTAGCAGCGGTGACCGCTAAAGCGGGTGGTGTCGGTGCTGTGGCGTATCAAGCAGGAAAACAAGGCGCGCGCATCACCGCCAAAGGTATTGTGAAAGGGTTGACTACTTCCGCCTTCCGTAATGTAGGCGAGAAGGGAGCAAAAGACGCTGCTGAAAGCCTTGTTGTGCAGGGGCTTATTAAAGAGTCTATTAAAGATACTTCGGGTAAAGGATCGATGGCCGCTATTAAAGCGTACAACGGACTACTGGCCCAAAAAATTGCGAAGCATTCCACGTTACCTGCTATTTTCGTTCCTGCTGCGACTCGTTCTGGTGGCGCAACTTATGGGTCGGTCTATAACACCCTGAGCCAAGACCCTTCGTTATCGGAGGAAGAAATCCATGACCGCGCGTTAGGTGCTGCATTAGGTGCGGGCGCGTTGACTGGTTTGATTACTGCAACCTTTAGTGCCTTTGGTCGCGGCGGTGTTGAAGACGCTCTTCTCAAAGGTCTAAACTACAAACAGGCCAAAGCACTTATCGGGTCTCTTTCCAACACTTCAGGCATCAGTAACGCTACCTTCAAAGAGGTGGTTACCGCTCAGGCGAAAGCAACTCTGAAAAATTTCAAGTTGGCCACTGCTTACGGAATAATAGACGACGCAAAAGACGAAGCCCTCGAAGAGGGCCTTGATCAACTGTTCAACGGCTTTATCGAAGATGCCGCACTGCATCAGAACACCCCGATGGTGGAGCGTTTCCAACAGTCGATGTATGCCGCTGCCCTTGGCGGAACGATGGGTGCTGGAGCTACTGGCATCCGCAAGATCGCAGGTAGCATTGCGCCTGACACATACGAGAAAGCCGCCCAAGCCCGCCAACTGCAAGACCAATTTGTTACTGACGTCACTGCGCGACTCGCAACTACAGATAGCCCTATGACCGCACAGGCGGTTGCAGCTCTGTTGACATCAAAAGCGCGGAAACGTGGTAAGGCAGCAGCCACTCCTCAAAAACCCGATGCCGCACCTGATCAGGATGAAGAGCAGCTTGAGTTGGGGCTCGACGTAGAGCCAACTGCTGACGGGGCCCCAGCAACTCCTACTGGACAACCAAGACCTACTCTCGCGGCGGTCGATGCTCGTCTTGTCGCTATTGAACGAGAGCTTGGCCCCCGCACCCGACTGGTCGGTGATTCCAGTAATCCCGACACTATGGTTTCGCAAGATATCCGTATCCCGACCAGCGAAGAATCACAACTGCTTGAGCTGAGGAAAGAGATAGCAGATAGAGAAGCACCTTCCCTACCCACCAAAGAAGTCGAGGACGCCGTCGCTGAGCGTATGTTGCAGGTTGCGACTTTGATGATCGAACCAGCTAGTGGTCGGAAGAACAAGAAGCGTAGCCGCAGACAACAACGACAGATCCAACGACTGGAAGATGAAATTGCTTTCATGCAGGAAAACAACACGACGGACATACCCGCCGAAATTCCTAAACGCGCCCCCGTTGAGCAGCCTGCTCCTCCTGCCCCAACACAAGAACAGCTTGAGCTTGATCTAAACACTGAAGAAACTGCAACTCCTAAGCAGATTATCGAACGTCTCGAAGCCCTGCCTGCCGAAGACGCGCGCGCACGGGTTTTGCTGGCTATCGACGACATGGAGGGTCCTAGATTGTTCGATCGTCGAATTGCGATGTCTATCCTTTCGACATCGAAAACAGGTCGCACGGCTCCCTTTAACAGTCTTTTCCCGCCCAATGTCACTGGCGCGGCGGAAGCTGCTGGTGCTGACCCGCAGCAAGCTGCACTTAACAACGCCAAGCATGTGGATTTCTTCTTGCCTGATCAAGAGGAGGATCTCGATCCTGCTCCTAAACGAATCGGATATGTGTTTCCGAAAGATTCAGAACGCCGCAAATCTTTTGCTGTGGGTAAGAAAGTTGAGCTTGACCTGAAACCTTTCAAAGAAGGCGACACGGCTCAAGAAGAAGAGTTGGCTGAAGCACTGAGCGCAGTTCAACTCGCTCAACAGGGTTACCCCGTTCGATTCGGCTCTGGTATCAAGTACGGCACGATCGTGGATAACAAGCGCATGAAGAGTAAGTCGGACTTCGTGGCTAATGCGGTTTACACGTATTACCCCACTATCGAAGCTGATGCTTCTCAGATCTCAGAAACCCGCGCTTCTACCAGACAACGCACTTACTTTGATCCAGCTCAAAACAAGACCGTCACTGGCCGCATCAAAATGCCACTAGACGCAGACGGTCGCGGGATCTTCACGAACGATCCTGTGGTCGTAGCCGAAATGCTGGCACACAACATTCCAGTGCGGGCTCCGAACGGCACGAAAAACATCAACCCCGCCATCAAACCCTATATTAAGCGGGGGTATGTGACTGACGTTCGCATGCCGTCCAAAGATGGTTCGATGCTAGAGTCTGCCATCACTCGTGTCGATGCACCTACCGACCTGAGACCGAACAACAACCAGTTTGAAAACATCGCAAAAGTTCAGTTCAGGGGCCTCCCCCCTGTTGAAAACGAACTGAATGAGTTGTTGATGGCACATTCAGAGCTTGGTGCAGAACGCAATATGTCCGATAAAATCGGGCAACTGTTTAGCAGCAAGAACTTCAAAATGGATTCAGAGTTCGCTGACTATACTGTGCAGTCGACGGCAACTGAATTTGCTCTGACGTCTCACTTGTACGAGCTGCACAAGTATTTCATGGACTCTCGTCGCCGACGCACGTTGGTTGATTCTCCTAAAGGCAAGACGATCAACCCGTCTAGCCGAAAGAGAGCGATCGCCGAATTGCGTAGCCGCCTAAGTGGTGACCCTGAGTTGAGCGAAATGGCCGAAATACTGTCGCCTATGCTCCGTCTCAAGGAATCAGCGAAGCCAACTCATACCGAAGTCGTCGTCCAGTTCATCGAAGACTTCGTCCTCAACAATCCCGACTTTGACGGCGGCGTGATGCCGACCTTCGACTCGATCTTTGAGCGGACCTTCAATCGCTACGCTCAGCAGCAGCGCGAGCGCGGCGTCAACGAGCGAAACAAAGCACTCGTTTCGATCGACACCGAAGAGGTGGGTACTAATGTCATCGACACCCAGCAACTTCGTGATGGTACTCTCGACGTTGGCGGCATCGACCCCGCTGAACAGATTGACGAGGGGGCATTCCTTAACACGGTGACCAATGTTATAGATACCGCTATCGACAGTGTCGATACCGACCCGATGCTGCGTGACGCGCTCAACGACCTTGCACTCCAGTCCATCTACACGAACCCTGATTCAGGAACCGTGAGCCATGTACAGCGCATGAATACCCGTGACCTCATGGCCCGCATCGGTACATGGATGTCCGCAGGTGACCATGCTACTCGACCCGCTGCGTTGGAGTTCACTGCGCTGCTCGAAAGTGGCGGCTTCCGCTCTGGAATCGAACTACGCAACGCGCTCCGCCTGACTTCGATGTTCGGTCGCATTGACGGCGACGCCTCTGCTAACCCCGACGTTATCTCTGAAGTCCGCCACCAACTTAGTGAATCACTGGGCCAACCCGTTACCGAAGCGCGCGCCCGCAATTTCGTTCGATCAATGGATGGTGCGATGCGCCGTCGCCTATCTCGTGCGGTGATTGGTAAGATTTCCGACGCAGACGCGCTGGAACAAAACACTATCGAAGCTGAGCGACTGGGACTTAAGTCTGGCGATCCTAGTTCCGTGATCGCCGCGCTTGAACAGATCAGTAAGCGCAGCAAGAACAAGTCTCATCGACTGGTCGCCGAACTCCTACTTGAGGATAAGATCTTCATCCAGAAGGTCGGTTTCTCGATGGGACAGAGTAACGCCGACATTGCTGGTGAATACGTCCGCCACACCGACGGCAAGCACAGCGTGTTCCTGAACATGCAGAAGTCCAACGGCATCGATTTGGAAAACGTGCTGTTGGAGGAATACGTTCACGCTTTCATGTCCGACACGCTCGCCAAGCCTGATGAGCTTCTAAACTCACGTCAGCAGACTGCTCGTCGTCGATTGGAAGGATTGTATCAGATCGCTCAGCGTGAGTATCGACGTGTAGCTGACAGCAATTCCGCCGACACCAATGCCGTGCTAGAAGCAGGTCTCGAAAACATGGACGAGTTCGTCGCTAACTTCTTGCTCGACCCTGACTTCCAGAAGTTCATCAAGACTCTTGACACTCCTGTAGGCCAGCGCGGCTTCTTCGCCCGTATTCTGGATGCGATGGTTGCGATGTTCCGTAAGATCAGCCCGAAAGAGAATGCTCTGTACGCCTCAGCCCTGAAGGATGTTGTCGACCTCAGCAAGTCGACCATGCGCTCTTCGGCTGTTCCTTTCAAGCAGCAGGCTGCGTCAGCGGTTCATGAAGCATCGAACAGGATTCAGGAAGCAGGGCGCGTGATGACCCTCCGCACTTCGGTGATGTCCGCTCCTGAGACTAATGCTGAAGCCAGCCTTAGAGAAACTTATGAACCACAAACAGATGAAGAGGTTAATGCCGCAGAACGTGCTAACCAAAATAACCGCAGCCCTATTTTATCTGTCGCGGCAGTGCGATTAGCAAATGGACAAATTACCATAGAAGACTATGCGAGAGCAGTAGACGCTATCGATCCATTTGTGGTTAAAGGCGTAGAAAAAACACCTTCGGAAAGCAGCATTCGCAAATACATATCAACGGCTAAAGTCGACAAAGTGGGTGTCAAGGTAGATCCAGAGACACTTGTAGAGGTTCGTATAGATATCCCAACTTATACTAAATCTGTGAAAGACGGCAATGCAGTCTATGCAGTAACGCTACACGAGCCAGTTTCATCCACGGCCACTAGAGTAGGTACACCATTGTCTTACGTGCCTATGGCCCACCTCACTAACGTGGATATGAGGACAAGAGCCATTAGTGGAAAAGGTGGAGCTATTCGCATCGCAGCAGGTCAAGGTAAGACACCATTGGCAACTGTGGCTGGGAAGTTGGTAAGCACGTCGACGATACCTAAAGACATTTCTGAATACACTGAAGTGTCCTACAACCCGATTAGGTCTAGTGAGTTCAGAGACGTATCCAATAGACGTGTTGTTATCGGCGGCGACGAAGCCGTCTCTATAGGCTCACGGGTATACGTTAAAAATCCAAGATATGGGAGTGAACCTTCAGGTTACATTGACTCACTAACTCCAGAAGCTGACATCCGCTACACCAGCATACCTGAAGCAGGCAGCACACAACTCATCTCTGATTCTCAGAAAGACCTGACCACTGAACAGCAGCAAGCTGAGTTCGAAGAGGTGGTCGGCTTCTTGCGCGAACGGCTGCCGTACGGCGTCCAGTTCAAGCATGATCCAAACATGCCAGCCGCGATGGGCGCAGACGGTGACTTTATCCTCATAAACCCGAAGATCCTTATGAGAGGTCTGGAGTCATTCGACCGACTAGGTAAGCGGAAAATGGTGGATATCATGCTCCACGAAGAGATCGGCCACGAGGCTTCCTTCGGCGCACTGACTCAAGCAGAAATTGACGGTCTAGTCGATTCCCTGTCAGATGAGCAGTACGCGGAGATCGCGAGTGAGTACTACAGATTTAATCCAGATCAGCAGCAACAAGCATTAGCTAACTTGCAGTCAGAAGATCCCGCCGTTGTTGCGGAAGAGAAGTTCAGACTGGCTGAGGAAAAACTCCGCATGCGATTGCAGGAGATTACTCGCGGCTATACGACTGAAGAGGACGCTGAGTTCTGGAGATCCAAGCCATCTTTGCTGGCGATCCTTAAGCGTTACATCGGTGGCGTGATTAACAAGTGGGCGGCCAACCGCCGCTTGAACGGTGCATCTGGAACGATGGACGCTGCACTGACTAAAGTGATCGGTGAGATGCAAGCCATCGAGCTTGGATTCTCTCGCCAGAAGTTGTCGCAGACGTTTAACCCTAATCTGCCCGCAGAGTCTGTGGAAGCATACATGCGCGCGCTGAACGCAGATCCTTTGGGTGACATTGAGGATTACACTAATGCCGCGAATCAAGTCGCGCTGTTCGCTGCTACCGCCATCGACTCCAAAGCGTTTAACCGCATCATGAACTATGCGGGACTCAACATGGAACTTGCTCGCCGAACCAAGAAACGTGATATCGATGTAGAAAGCATGACTGACGAGGAGCGTGATGCGTTCATGGAGGAAGAACAAATGGCACTAGAAATGGAATTGGCAGGTGCGCCTATTGATCTCGATGACCTCGACCCTGAACTTAATCAGTTTATGGCTACTGACGATGAGATTTTCGGCGTAGATTCTGACTTAGATTCTGACGTTGTCTTCGGCGAAAAAATCAAAGAAGTATTCGAAGCTGTTAATGTAGGTGCAGACTACGCTCTCGAAGTTAAGACTGACCAAGGTGAAGTAGACATTATTTTGAAGGGCGACGAGGGCCAAGAAATCAACTCCGTCGACTTGTATTTGCAAGGCAATGGGGTGATCAAGATCGGAGAAATGAAATCTGCCGAAGAAATTGGTAGAGCGCGTATAGGGTCGTCTTTCGCGGAAACTCTGCTTACGACCTTGATCGTCAACAACCAAGAATTAGGTATAAGGCGTATCACTACAACCGCAGGAGGTTCGAGTAGTGATGTCCGCACTTCCAGAGCGTACAAGGAGATCATAAATCGATTTGTCGCCCCCAATGTAAATCAGGAAGACTCTCCTTCGGTGAAAATGAGCGGCATGGAGTCATTAGCACCCCGCAACCTTTCTATGAACGGTTACTATAGTTGGCCTGCTTACGGTTTTGACATGGTGAAGTCACCCACCTCAAACCCTGACACAGCTATTTTTGACCCAATGTATTTCAAGACCGTAGAGAGTTCGATACGAAACGCAGTTTCAGATGTGGGCGATAATCTAGACTTATATGGGTCGACAGTAAAAGATGGTGAACCTGCTGATGACGCCAAAGGCTTAACTCTGAAATATGTGTCAGGATTGACAAACGAAGAGATCGTTCAGACCTTGTTGAAAGAGGCTAAAGCTGAGTTGAAGGAACTTCGCAGTCTGGTAACTAGGCCAGACGGTCAGATTGACTTCTTTTATGGTCTGCACGACGAAAACATACCTCGCGCAACTCGAAATCGTGTGGCCTATCTGTGGCAAATGTATGGCGTTCAGACCGAAGTTGAAATGAGCCTCTCTCGGTATAGCGCGAATCTCGCAGCATTTCTTCAGCGTAAATTTAGTTCACTCATCGCCGTAAAACAGATCCCTGAATTGACTGCGATCGTCGATGAGTTTGAAACTAATCGCCGCAAGCTGAAGAAGGAAACCGACAGTGAGTCGTTGCCAGAGGCATATCAAGATTTGCAAGACGAATACAATGCGCGAGTCATCAATGAAGGTCTTCTCGATTTCCCTGTGTTCACCAGCATTGGTCAGAACGCAGGCAACTCAAGCAGCCTCGACGGTGTGGACTTCGGCAATGTTGTTCAGCTTCTTGAGATGCCCATGTACGAATATCAAGCGTACAAAGCACCGAAGGGTTGGCTCAGCCGCCTGTTCATGGGTGACGTCGGTCGCCCAGTCAAGCAGCTCATCGATCAACGTGAAGCGTTTAAGCGGGCTTCTACCCGACTGGTTAAGCAGTATAAGGAGAAGATGGATAAGCTGATCGTCGAAGCCTACGGCGACCCGTCCAACACTGACTGGGACTTGATCGCTCAGGCTCAAGGTTATGTCGACGGCGGTCTACTGAACGAAGACACGATCCAGCAGTTCGACGATGAACACATGGCTCGCCTTGATAGGATCAATCAGAATGATCAACTTACTCCACGAGAGAAGCAGATCATGCGGGACTCCAGTCGCGCTAAGCGAGACAAGTCTATCGAGAACGCTGAGGAACTTGCACTTAAGCAAGCTCAACGCGCATCTGATGCTGCCTTGACTAAACTGGGGCAGCGTTCTTCTGAACTCGCCGCGCACATTAAATCGATGCGCCGCGACCTGATCCAGCCGATCCAACAGAAGATGAAAGACGCTGGTCTGACCGACGAGATCTCCGCTAAGATCGACCGCACTGGTGGGATCTACATTACTCGCGCCTACCGCATGTTTAACGATCCTACGTTTGCTGAACGTGTGAGAACCGATCCGCAGTATGCTGATCTGCGCGACCGCGCTATGAAGTTCTTCGAGGACGAACTGTACAAGAACATGTACAATTCGACTTACTCTCAGACTTACGACAAGTTGGTCGACCAAGGCATGGACGCGGGGTTAGCCAAAGCTAAGGCCGAAGATAAGGCTACGAAGAAGGCGAAGAAGGCTGTGAAAAAGGCATACGACAAAGCAGGCTACGGCCACACTGCGGGGTCGGCTGCGTTGGAAGCATTCCTCGACAAGTATAGTGAACGGACTGGAGTATCTCCGCAGTCAGCGAACGGCTTGAAAGTGTTGGAGGATAACCTCAAGAAACGCAAAGATGTACCGAAAGTCATTCGTGAGCTGCTGGGCGAGTACGGGCCACAGGAGGGAACAGACTTGATTGTCCGTACGTTCTCGACGGTAGCTAACGTCGCCGCGCAGCAGACGTTCCTCAACAACGTCGCTGAGGTCGGTAAGCAGCAAGGCTTCCTAGTGGATCAAGCCACGTACGAAGCTGCGCGAGACCAATATGAGGACTACGTGCCTCTTCGCAGGGGCAACAGCACCAACCCGAACGACCCGCTGAACAACTTGTACGGGCCTAGGGATATGGTCGAGGCGATGCAAGATACGCTTAACCCATCTTTCACTGTTGACCATAACTCTACTTCGGAAAAAGCGGTGCGCGGTCTTTCAGTCGTCGCCCAAAAACTCACTGGCCAAGCGATGGCCATGAAGACTTTAGGTTCTGTTGGTTTCTTCCTGCGGAATGCATTAGGTAACTTCCTGTTCTTCGGGCCTGCTCAAGGATTCTTCAGAGTAGACAAGATGATGGGCCGCTCGTTGATGTTCAACCGCACTAGCTTGGACGAGAAAGGTCAGCGATTGACTGACGCTCAGGTGCAAGAGTACCTGACGGAGTTGACAGGATTGAACATCGTCGGCGACGAGTTGCATGCAGGATTGTTGCGCCAGTTGCTGAATGGGGAAATCGATCCCGATAGCGCACTAGCCAAGATCAACAAAGCAATCGATGAGATTCCAGTAATCGGCAAGACCAAGAAAGGAGCAGCCACTTTGCAGAAAAAGCTGGCCGACTTGTCCGCAGCAATCGACGGACGCTACAAGATTGCCTACTACGAAAACGAGTTGTCGATGCTCTTGGAAGCTAAACGCCGCTATCCTAAGTCAGACATCGGTCGAATGAGCGAATACGATCTTAAGCGTATGGCTGCTGAGAAGGTTTTGATGACCGCTCAGTCTCTGTCGCAGGCTCCCCCGCTCGCGCAATCGCTGACCAAATCTGGATTCGGTATGGTGTTCGCGCCGTTCATCAGGTTCAAAATGGAGGTTCCCCGTATCGTCATCAACACCTACAAACTTGCCGCGCGAGAGCGTAAAAGCAATAACCCGATGGTACGCGCTCGCGGCACACGGCGGTTCTTTGCGATGACTGGAGTTCTAGGTGGATTCTCTGCCGCCGTTCCTGCGACGCTGGCTGCGCTCAGTGGAGTTGGTGGAGAAGAGGACGAAGCACTCCGCAAGTCTATGCCTGAGTACTTGCGAGGCCATACCTTCTTCTACCTGCGGGACGACAAAGGTAATCTCAGGTCGGTCAACATGACTTACCTGAACCCCTTCAGCTTGCTCGTCGATCCGTTTCTTCGGTCTCTGCCGAAACTGGCGAAGGGAGATATCTCCGATGCTGTAGGACAGTTTACGAAAGGAATGGTTTTCGACACCTACCTCGATGATCAGATCTTGGCGGGGTCGATGATGGACGTCCTCAAAAACCGCAACAGCACGACCGATGATCCGATATGGGTCGAAGGCGTAGATGGTTTGGGGGCGAGCCTCCTGAAGTCGGCGACTTACCTGTATGAGAACTCGTATCAGCCTCGCCTCTTGAAGGACATGATCGACGCGAAGAATGCTACGGGCGGAGACTACGAAGGGTTCTCCAACTCGCCTCTTGGTCAGTTGTTGGACGGAGCGTATCCCGTCAAGGTACACGAAGTCGACCTACAGAAGCAGTATCGCCGATTCATCTACAGTCACCTCGATCGGATGAGCGCAGTGAACAAGCAGAAGTACGAGCTGTATTCGAAGGAGTCCTTCGATCCTGATAAGATCGACTCTATCTACCAGCGAGAACTAGATGGCAAGCGCGCTCTGAACCAAGAGATGCTGCGAATAGCTCGCGGCTTCGAAGGCTTGGGCTTGTTGGCGAAGGATCAGTTCAGAATGCTAAAGAGTCGAGGCGTTGGAGGTAACCGCGCTCGACTTATGTTCCACGGCATCATGGATCGCCCCGAAATCAACAAGCAGTACGCCAAAGGCTTGGTCGAACGAGGCTATGCGGCCCGCTTGAATGAGATGGTGAAAGCACGAAACAAGCGAGCCCGTTATCTCCATATCGAAGATCCCGATTAAGCGTCGGCCCATTCTCCAATGGTCTTGAGGAACGCTTCAGCGCGTTGGGCGGCGGTAAGCGTTAGAGTGTGTACACCGCTGTTAGAGCAGCCCGACATTGCACAAAGTCTGTCATAATAGCGAACTTGCCATTCCCAACCTCGTGCAAATAAAACTTCCTCTGCCTCATGCATAGCGTTGAGGTCGTAGAGGTAGTCGGGCGTTTCTTTTAGAATAGGTGATTCATTAGGAGCAACTCCATAAGGAACTTGCTCCCCATCGTAGCTTTTTATTAGTCGGCACTCAGTCCACCCGCACGCCTCTGCGATTGCGATTCGTTGTTGTTCAGGATTCATGGTTGTTTTCTCTCGTTTTCGGTTGGTGGTTCACTTGTCTTGCACGGGTTTAAGTTCCGCAATTCGCTCGCGCACCTGCTCGGCTGAGTATTGCACCCCGTCAATCTCGATGGTTTGCTTTTGTCCTTCAATGTGTCCATCGCTGTCCTCATAGTATGTCTCATTGCCATTGGAATCGTATTCACACTTCGTCCAATAGCCATTGCTGCCCTCAAAGTATGTCTGGTTGCCGTTGGAGTCGTATTCCCACTTCCACCAAAAGCCATCGCTGTCCTCAGAGTATGTCTCGTTGCCGTTGGCATCGTGTATACTAAAAGGATACGATACTTTCCCGAATTGTTCTTTGTATGCTTGTGCTAGTGTCATGTTTTTTGTGGTTTGTTTGGGGTTCAGGATTCATGGTTGTTCTTTTGTTCAAGCATTGCGTCTGCGATGTTGTAGCACAGGATGGCGATGGTGTTGAGCGTTTCGTCCTTCGGTGGTTGGCGTCGGGATTTAGCGGCTTCACGTATCGTCATCTCTGCTACGTTGGGTATCGCTTGAGCGGCGAAGTAATCTCGTAGGGTCATGCCTTGAAGATGTGGGTCATCTCCTCGACGACCTTGTAGGTCTTGCGGGAATGCTGGTTGGTTGTGTTGTTTGTCGGGCATAAGTTTGTCGGTGACAGTTACGTTAGGGTAGACCTTGTACCCTAAACCTTTGATCACTGGTTCAGGATTCAGGGTTCAGGGTTCAGGTACGGGGTTGAGTTCTTTCTGGCATCTGATCTCGCCCCATTCGGTGACACCGAACGCGACAGACTTGCCATTAGCAAACAGGATCACGACTTCGCCAGCCGTAGGCATGACGATCTCGTGGAGAGTATTGGGTTGGTCGCTCGCTACCTGTTGGGAAAGGTGGGCGATGTCCATGCCCTTATGGATGTCGGAGCGGTCTGACTTTGCTTCGTAAGAGAAGAAAGCGGACTCGACAAACTCTCCGAAGATGAACCTCGCCCTTCGGGTCAGGTCGTCACTGAACACATGGATCGTTTCGCTGGTTGCAGTTTTCATGTTTCGTGTTGGGGTTGGAATTACACATGCGCCATGAACCCTGTACAACCTATCGGGTATCCGTCAGCGTCACGAACGAGCCGTGCAGGAGACAGTACATCAGCGCGCTTAGCTGCCTGAGCCACGACGAGCGGCACGATGTAGAAGGTGTCGGGTTCAGGTTCAGGCAGGTTGTCGATGACGGGGTTGGTGTGTCGGGTGACTTCGATCTCTGCGTCTTCGTACTCCAGCGCACCTGCTGATTCGGTCTCGTAGCTGAGGCGAGCGATGCGGCCAGATGGAAAGATATCCAGCTTATGGCCTTTCGGGATAAGGATATTGATGGTGTGAGGGGTGAGGTTTATAATGCGGTTCATTAGAGTTGGGAGTTAATGTTGTTGATTCGTTCGATACGGGTGGTGAGTTGGTTGCACCGCAACAGGTAGTAGAGATACATGACTAACTCTACAAGATACAGGGTGCAGAAGATCCCCGCCAGAACGGCGAAGATCTTAGCTGAGGTGTTGAAAGCACCAGCGATCAGGCTGATGCCGACGGCGAGACTGCCGAAGAACACGAACGGCGTGGCGTAGACCAGCATAACGAAGCGGGCTGCTGCCATCTTGTCGCGGTATTCGTCGACCAGTTCGTGTAAGTAGTGGTAGATGAACATGGTATCAGTCGGTGTAGATTTCGATGTCGTCAATGTGGATGATGCCATCCCACACATCACGGTAGCTTTTGGTCTGCGGGCAGCCAGCGACTTGGAAGTCTTTGTCGAAGTCGACGACCACGCCTAGATCACAATGCTCATCCTTGAGCGGGCCTAAGTCCGCCTCTTCCATACGGATGACGCCGATGCAGCCAGCGTCCACGCCGAAGCGGAAGGGCTCTTCGTTGTCTTCGCCTTCGACGTAGTGGTCGGACTCATACGAGCCGTCACCCCACATCGTAGAGGACACAGCGAACGGGCGGCCATTGAAGACGCCTTCGGTGAAGGTGAAGTCATCGAGTTCCATAAGCTCGACCATACCCATCCAGTCGTCATCAGAGATAACGTAGCAGAGGTCGCCGATGAAGTATCGGCCAGCGGGTAGTGTAGTGATTGATTGTTCAGCGTTCATGCTTCAGGTGGTGGGTTGTTGGTTGTTGTTGGGGGTTACAGGAATTGTTCTTCGTGGTCGTCGAACATGGTAGGCTCGTTGTCCTCGTGGGACGGATGCCAGCGGACTTCTTCGAGTTCGTCGGGCGACAGCTTGTCGGCACGAGCAAAAAGCACCTTCGGCGGACAGGAGAAGTACAGCAGGAGGGCGGGGCAGAGCCAGCCTTCAGCGTCTGTCTCGCTGCACTTGTAGACGTTGCCGCTGTTCGCAGCGTACTGCCACTCAAGTGAGCGGACAGCGTTCGGGAACTCGAAGGGCGAGAACGTCAGGCGGAAGCCATCCTTCACGTCTTTCGGATTGATGCCGCTGCGGATGAGGATGTCGTCGATGATCTCGCTCATGCCGCAGACAAATGCTTCGGCCACGAGTTCGTTATCGGCGTCGTCGTAAACCCACATACCGTGCTTGCGGTAGGGCAGGAGGGATTGGACAGCGGCGATGGGTTTGATGTTGTCCCATACTTGGGAAGGATGGGTCAGGTTAGTAGGTGGGTTGCTCATGTTATGGGGTAGGGGTTCAGGTTTCATATTGGTGTTAAGTTGAATTGTGGGTTGAGGGTTATCCTGCGATCATCCAAAGAATGATCAGGAAGACGGAAGCAGGGATCGCTGCACAGAGGAATGATAGGATAGCATTCATGCACAGCTTACCTTGATGCGCTCCCCGAAGGGAACTGAGTGGTCACGGTACGGACACCAGTCGAGCCAGAGTACTGGAACGTGTGGCTCGACAACGTCATTCCAGTCGTGGACATCGAGGTCAGACAGGTAGATGATGCCGTCGATATCAGGACAGTTCTCCTCGATGTGTCGGAACACAGGAGCGAAGAGCGTACCGCCGCCTCCAGCCAGTTTACGAGGGACTTCGTCACCCGCCTTCAACTCGAAGACATCGCGGACAGCGTGGTCGTGACTGATCAGGTGGACAGCTTTGGGGCGGAGTGTGTCGATCGAATCTTGAGTCGCGTCGAGCATCTCCTGTACGACAGAGGACGGGACGCTGATGGACGTGTCGACCACGATGGCAAGCTCGCCGATGCTGTTCGACTCGCGGTCATCTTCGACAAGGCCAGTGGCAGCGAAGGTGCTGATGCGGATGGGCTTGTTCCAGCCCTCATCCAGCCTGTCAGTCATCCACTGCTTGACGTAGTCCGACCACTCAAGGCCAGCCCACTGGCGGCGTTGCTCGACGATCTCACGAGATCCAGACGGGCCAGACGTGCCAGCCTGCTCAGCCAGTTGGTCTTGCAGGATGACTCGCTCGTTCTCTTCGTCGACAGCTTCAGCGAAGGACTCTTCGGTCTCGCCCTCATCGAGGATGGGATCGGCGAGGTCAGTGCCAGCCGCCGTACCGACCCAGTCATTCAGGATGTCTTCGTCGGTCTTGGGCTCGTCGTTAGCAGGTACGCCATTGGCGGAGTCGGAGTCGGAGTCGGAGTCGGAGTCGGAGTCGGAGTCGGAGTCGGAGTCGGAGTCGGAGTCGGAGTCGGAGTCGGAGTCGGAGTCGGAGTCGGAGTCGGAGTCGGAGCTATCACCAGAGGTGTCGTCTCCTTCTTCGTCTGCGTCATCGCCGCCGTTCGGCCATTCATTGTCGGCGTCCCATTGCTCGTCGATTTCTTCGTCGGTCATGTCCCGTTGGTCTTTGTTGTCAGCGTCGCCTTCTTCGCCGTCATCATTGTCAGGTTGGTCGGCGGCACGTTGCTGCGCCTCTTGTTCCTGCTTGGTCTTGAGGATGTTGTAGAGTTCGACAACGTGTCGATCCTTAGACAACTCCTTGTCCAGCAGGACGTTCGGGATGAACGGGAAGGGCACGGACTTCGCACCTGCCTCAAGGGCGGCGGTGTTCATGTCGGCGATCATCGCGTTGATGATGTAGTCGGCAGCGATGTTGGAGGTCATCGGGTCGGCCAACTTACGGAGACGAGTGGCGTGGGACAGTTGGGCATGCAGTGCCTCATGCACCAGCAGGAAGGCGAGGTAGCCAACGGGGTTGCTGGTTTGCTTAAGGCGTTCGATGCCATCGGGGTTAAGGAGCAGCTTGCGTCCATCGGTCGCACCGTAGGGGCAATCGTTCGTGCCGCAGACCTTCAACGTGAGCAGCTTGCCGTAGGCCATCCCGCCGTAGCGGGAGACCCTTCGCATTGCTCGACTGTAGGTGTCACAGTCAGGGGTGTATTGGAAATGGTTCATCGTTTCGTGTTTCAGGGTTCAGGTTACAGGCCGAGGGAAGCCAGCGTCTTGCTGGCATCCTCACGGGCGGATTCGATACGGGCAGCGTGTTGCTTGCGGTCATCCTCAAGAGGGATCTCGCTTGCATCGATGTGGAGTTCACGGAGGCGGGTCACGGTGTCGCGCAGCTCAGGCAGCTTCAGCCAGTTCTTCGACTCGATCTCGTCGGCGAGACGGGACAGCTTGTCGAGGCGTTCCTGACGGAGACGCTTGCCAGTGGTGAGGGCAGTGACGACATCACCCATCTCAGCGATAGCGGTCTGCACGAGGCGACCGTGTGCTTCGGTGAGCATGGACTGGGCATCGGCTTGAGACGCAGCCCGAACACGGGCGGCGGTCTCACGGCTCACTGCACCAAGGACAGTGCCTTCGATGCCAGCAGGTTGACCGAGCCACTTGAGCTGGAAACGGAAGTCATCGAGGAACTCGTCGACGGTGGGGTACATGATCTCGTTCTTGAGAGTACCCAAGTGAGCTTGCCCAGCCTGCACGAGGCTGGCGTACTGCTGGCGGATCTGCGCCTTGAGCTGATCTAGCTTGTCGGTGCGCTCGTCGAACTCCTTCTGGATTTCGTCGATGTCGTCGGCTTGCAGGTAGGTTGCGCCGACCATGTCAGGGACAGCGTTGCCCTTCTTGCGGAGGATGACGCTCATGCCGTTGATGATGCTGAATGCATCGGCGACGAGGCCACCCTTAGCGAACAGGCGGCCTGATGGGGCACGGACTGCGTCACTCTCTGCGCCGCTGGCACAGACGATGTTCTCATGCTGGCGTTCCAGCTTGGCGGATACGGAGGGCTTACCTGTCAGAAGGCGGGCCATGACAATCGAGTTGATAGTGTCGAGTTGGTTCATTGGATTGTGGGGTTCAGGTTTCGGGTTGAGGTTATGGAGAATAGCAGCCACTGCCTTAGTGTCAAATCTTTTTCTAAGGCAGCGGCAAACTACGGTAGTTTAGGCTACGCCCTGCATGGCGGAGCGGCGGGAGTGTTGGTTGAGCGGGATGCCGCAGTGCTTGGAGGTAGCGGTGCGGTAGCCCCACTCGCGGATCTCAGCGTTGCAGTTGCACAGCAGGTCGACGAGCCAGTCAAGCTGACCACCAGCGACTGCCGCTTCGAGATCAGCTTCGTTCTCACGCTTGCCCTGACGGAGGGCGCAGTGGACGAGAGCGAACTGCTCAGCGGGATCGGTCGGTGCAGACTCAGTGCCAGCACGGACGGCTGCCAGCTTGGGCAAGATCTGCGCCACTGTCTTGTGGAATGCATAGGCAGCAGCCGCAGCGGTATCGCCGACCAGCGAGGCCAACGCCTTCTGCAAGATGCGGCTGTCCTCCTTGATGAGACAAGCGGCAGCCCACTGTCGGGGACAGGGGTGAGCATCGCCAGTCCAAGGCTGCGGCACAGGTGGGCAGAAGAAGTCGCCTTCCCGACCACGCTGGTCGAGACCGTTGAACTTCAGGAAGGTGTAGACGGGGCTGGCGGCGAGACCTTCGGCTGCTGCCCAGTCGAGCCACTGGTCGAGGGTCGGCTGCCACACGATGGACACACAGCGTTCCACGAACGGGGCGGATGGGACGGACGAGCGGCTGCCGTCGATGCGGCGGTTGCCAGTCACACAGATCACCGTGTTCGCACTGAGTTCATGCGACCCGATCTTCGGGCGACTGCCAGTCGGCTGGAAGAGCGAGCGGCAGAGAGACTGCACGGAGGCATCCCATTCGGGGTACTCGTCCAGCACCAGCAGTGCAGGTTCGTCTCCGATCCTCTCGTAGAGGGGAAAGTCGGTCGGCTTGCCGAACCACATCTCGCGGGTGGTCATGTCAGGCACACCAGTGCCCTTCACTTCGGAGGGGGCGGAGCCTGAGTGATTGACCACGAATACGTGGCTATCGGCGATGTTCAGCGCAGGGGCTACGATGTCCTCACAGACGGAGGTCTTACCAACGCCGCCTTGTCCGTAGAGGGCGAGGATGCGGTCGGTGTCACGGGCAAGCTCAGCGAATTCGATAAGCTCATCGGCATTGTTTACAACGGGGTAGTTCATTGGATGTTGGGGTTCGTGTTTCGAGTTGAGGCTTTACATAGTAGGACAGCAATCAGGTTACTGTCAACAATTTTCTTACCGTAGGTAAAGCAAACTACGGTAGTTTAGGATAGGACAGCCGACAGGTGAGGCACGTCATCGGGATCGACGACACCCAGCACATAGTCGGCAGTGTGTACAGGACGCTCGTCATGACGGGTCACGAAGGATTCGTACAGGTACGGGTTGTAGGTGAGGGCAGCAGCGGCAGCCGCATTCGTGATGTAGGTGTACTCCTCGACACTACAGGTGTAGCCTTCGACGAACGCATGGACGTTCTTGCGTTGCTCTGCAATCACACGCTTGCGGCCAGCTTGACTGACCTTGAAGCGGGCATCGCGCAGGGCGATAGTGCTGGAGTGCGCCGCTACTTTCCACCTGCCGTCCACTTTGGTCTGCACACTGAAGAGCTTCTTGTGCAGGTTGAAGTAGATACGGACGGGTGTTCCGTATGGCAGGAGTGAATCGTTCATGAATCTAAACTCAGTTTGCATGGTTCAGGATACGGGATCAAGTTCAGTGTTGGGGGTTGTCTGGCTGAACTACGGTAGTTTAGATAACGGCATCGACAGTTTGTATGTGACCGACTGCTTCGCGCAATTCGTCATCTGACAAGGAGTTGATGTGGCGCAACAAAGCTATGCGGATATCGGCGGGAGAGACTTCTTCAAAGTCTTCGGTGTTGGATTCGAGGGTCGCCATGATGTCGAAGTCATGGCAATACTTGAGCGAGGCCGCTTCTTCGTTGGCGCGCTTGAGTGCAGCTTCGCCGTCTTCGCGGCAGCCTGACGTGTCGGGGTCGCCGTAGTAGTCCCAGCAGGAATCGTAAGGGTCGCCGTTCTCGTCTTCGACAACCCAACCATAGACGTTGCCTGTAAGGTTGTTATCCAGAGAGGCGACGGCAGCTTTAGCTGCAGCTTGTGGGTCTCTGAAGATGGACGGGTCGGGCAGGACAATGAATCCAATCTGGCCGCTGTCCCAAGGACAGGAGAAAGGCTCAAGCGAGACAGTGACTCCGCTGTGGTCATACATGTAGAGCGGGGCGGTGTATGCCCCTTCAGGCAGGGCATTCATGTGAGCGTCCGCCTGTTCAGCAGAGCTGAAGTTGTGAGTGCCGAAGGCGTGGTTGCGGTGAGCAACTATGATTTGGATATCACCTTCCATTGCCCAGTCTTCAACTGGATTGGAGGCGTTGATATCACGTTCGATCTTGAGGGTGTAGGTAGGTTTCATGTTTCGTATATGGTTGGGTATGAGTGAGTTATGAGTGTGGCACGTTGCCCTTCGGGTGAATCAAACTACCGTAGTTCAAGACACCCGAAGGGTGAACACGTACCATGACAAAGGGTTCAGGGTTCAGTGATCCCATTCATCGAAGATGGTAACTCCATTAGGAGACTTGAGGATACGGCGACCCATCACAGGTACGCCTTCAGCTCCGACTTGGCGGAAGTGGGGGCGGCCTTCACGGGCACAGGCAGCCTTCGGAGAAGGCGACATCCAAGAGGAGATCTCTTGGCCAGCTTCGTAATTCCCTCCGCAGGATGGAGGGTTACAGGTGTATTCAATTTCAGTGTACGTGTACATGATGCAGGATTCAGGTTTCAGGTTGAGGCGGGGTCGCTCAAACTATGGTAGTTCAAGCGACCCCTTTAGGGGTACAGGGTTCAGTGGACACCGATGGCGATCGGCACGTTGCGGAACTTCGCATCACCGCAAGCATGGCGGCCAGCAGGTAGGCAGTCACCGCACTGGCCAGAGCATACGAAGACTTTAGTCGATGCGTTCTTACGAACGGCGGCGGCGTAGTCCTTGAAGCCATCGGCACGGCGAGACTTGTATGCGCCGCTCTTGATGTGATGACGCTCCACTGGCACAGCGAGGAACTCGCCGCGAGTGATTGGCAGCTTGGCCATGAGGTCGCGCATCGAATCAGGATGACGACTACCAGAGGACAGGTTAAGTAGGTAGTTGCTCGGCCAAGCATAGTCCTGAAGTTCTAACGCAAGGAACTCTGCCCAGCTTTTCGAGTAGCCGTAAGCCTGAACGTCAGGCCGTTGCTTGAGTAGCTCCATCCAATAGCGCAGGGTCTCGATGGAGTCAAAGTCGCCGTCCACGTAGAGGCGGAAGACAACGTCCTTCGGTAGCTTAAGTAGCTGGCCAGCGATAAGCTTACGGCCAGCCTCGTGACGGAGCAACATACTGTTGCTGATTTGGCGGCCAGCGGCGTTCGGGTTGCGCCATGCGCTCTTGCTGTAGCACCACTTGCCACACTCGCCGTATCCAGCGCAATCGAGGATTGCCATCGATGAGAAGGCGAAGAAGGGTAGCTTTGAATTGCCCTTGGCGAAGATGCTGAAGGCAGCACGATCAATCGTGCCAGCTTGTAAGGCGGAACGCTGAGCGAGTAGCTTGTGCATGACACCTGCCCAGCTTTGGGTGGAGCCTTGAGGATTCGATGCGATGATGGCATCGACTGTAGGAGTCGCGCCGCTTTGCATAAGTTCAGCGGCGGCCTTGAGTAGGATGGAGTGGGTGACAGTCATGGTTCGTTTCGTGTTTCGGTAACTAAGTTACGGGATGACGAGTTAAGAGTCAACAATTTTCTTACCTGTAAGGTAACGGCAAACTACGGTAGTTCAACAGGGGCGAGGACGTTCGGGTTATAGAACACGATGCCCCCAAAAGATCGGTCGGCGATGCCATCCACCCCGAAGGAGCGCATGATCTGGTCGAAGCCGTCAAGCGCCACGAGGTCGGCGACAGACCTGCCGCCGTAGGTATGAGACTGGTAAGTGTCCCAGTCTTCAGAGCGCGAGAGGTCGAGGATGCGAGCGTCAGGGGAGACTTCGAAGGCGAGGACTTTCCCGCCGTCTTCGTCACCTGAGAACTCCGCGTAATTGCAACGCGCCAGTTCAGCGTCAGGGGTCGTGTAAAATCCGATGCCGAAATATCCCTTACAGGATCGACTAATGTCGATGCCATCCGATAGGATAGACGATGCGCCTTCGGCACTAGTGCCGTGATAGGTGGTCATTGAACTATGATAGTTTGAGATTCGACCCCGTACCCTGCGAAGGATGCGGGGTACGGGGTACGGGGTTAGAGGACAGATGTGATGATCATGAGTATATACACGCCAGCGCAGCAAGCTAGTGAGCCTAGCCAGTAGCGTGTCATGCCTAGCAAAGCGAAGCCGAGAAATGATGCGGCGGTGATGATGACGAGAGAGGATACAGGTAGCATGATGAATGGGTGGATGGGTGGATGGGGTCGCTCAAACTATGGTAGTTCAAGCGACCCCTTTAGGGGTTACAGGCCAAGCTTAGCCAGCTCAGTCTTGACGGAGTCAAGCTCGCGGCCGCTAAGGTTGGGCAATGCCTTCGTAAGAAGGGCGACCCCCTTCGCCGCGACTTCGAGTGGCGACAGTTCAGCGGCGACCTCTTCAGAGGCGGACACTTCCGTACCTTCCACTGCATCGGCAGTGGCGGCGGCGGCGGCCTTGTCGACCGCTTCGCCTTCGCTCTTCGAAGGCAGGAACTCTGCGAGGCTCTTACGATTCAACTTCCCCTTACGGAGGGGGATGGAGTTGAATTGTTCGATAGCTTCCGCGCCACCCTTCTTGAGGGTCGTGGCCACTAGAGCGGCGGCGGAGACGGGAACCGCATAGAATCGAGCTTCATCGATGGGCTTGCCGCCGTCTTCTCTTACGAGAAAGGCCGCCAGCTTCGAATGGCCAAGGCCATTATTCACGGCGGATTTAGCCTGCTTCTTGTCGAAGCCTGCTTTGGTCATTTCATTGCTAATCAGCTTGTAACTGTCCTCAGTAGAGGAACCAGTGGCATGGAGCCTTGAGCGAAGCAGCCCAAGGTACTTGCAGCCTTTAGCGGCGAAGCTGGCAAACTGCGAAGCGGCGGTCTTCGTATGGGTGGCAAGTTCAGAGGGGCTGAGGTGAACGAGCTTGTCGATGGATGTGCAAGCTTCGATGAGGGTGGTGGTGTTGTTGTGTTGTTTCATGGTATTTGTTTCGTGTTTCATGGTCGGCACTGCTTGGACGATCTGCCGTTGATCGTTAATAGAATTAAGGGGTTTTGACTTAAGCGTCAACAATTTTCTTTTTACGTAGTAAGGGGTAAACTACGATAGTTTGAGATTCCCGAACCCTACGTATAATGCGCAGGGTTCGGGGTTCGGGGTTCAGGCAGCGGGGGCGGGGCGAAGGGAGTTGAAGGCAGGGATCAGAAACTGCTGCGCATCATTCCAACGTACGGCAGTTGAAGCGGCGTTCATCAGGTCGGGGATGTCGACCTCGTTCTTCCAAAAGTAGACGGCGATGATGTTAGCGGCGGACTCGGCGATGGTCTCATTCCCGCTAAGGATTGCGTCAATGAGGAAGCGGATTTGGGTAGTAGTAGGTTTCATGGTTACGTAGTTGGATGGGGTGTTCGTTTTCATCACTCCCTACTGTAGCCGATTGCCGATCCCTCTCCCTTTTAAAGGGAGCAAGCGCGCGCTAGGTGTCAGGACGTAGTCCGATGCGCGGTCTCCCTTTAGGAGACTTTCGACATGCCATCGCGCTGTCTCCTTACAGAGACCTCCCCCGCGCAGCTTCCCTAAAGGGGAAGCCAGCAAAGTCCTACCATATATGGTACTGTTCAACTGAACCCTGTTTCCTGTATCATTGTAAATGATACAGGAATCATTGATCATCAAGGACTTGTGGCTTTAGCCACAACTTGTGACAATATGTGTAAGACGGAGTCTTAGCTCTGGGACGCCACCCCTAGGGGGTGGCTTTGCGCGCGCGGGCGCGCGTATATATCTGTGTGTTTCCGAAAAAATTTGACTAAATCAATCGGGGTCATATGATTTACGCATGCCCGACCCAAAGAAACAGGCGTACTACCAAGCAAACAAGGAAGCTCGCCGCGCCTACCAACGCGAGTACTACGACCGTATCGTGAAGCCGAGGCGTACGCGCGAGAAGGAACTCGACCAGCTCCTGTCTCCAGAAGAGTGGGAAGCAAAGGTCAATAAGAGGCGCGCGTACCACCGCGACTACTACCTGAAGAACCGCGACAAGATTCGCGCTCAGCGGGCCGCAAAACGCCGTGAACGGATCAGGGCGCAGGGTTCAGTGTGAGTCTGAAAAACTTGCAATACGCGCCGTTAATAACTAGACTAAGTTTATGGCTAAGAAATCAACCAGCAAAGCAGCGTCAGCCGTTAAGCGCGCGGGAGTGTCTGGCGTGAACAAACCTAAGCGCACACCAAAGCACCCGACCAAGTCGCACGTTGTCGTCGCGAAAGAGGGTGACAAAGTGAAGACGATCAGGTTCGGCCAGCAAGGAGTGAGCGGAGCAGGCAAGTCTCCTAAGACTCCAGCACAGAAAGCCCGCCGCAAATCCTTCAAGGCGCGCCATGCCAAGAACATAGCGAAAGGCAAGATGTCTGCGGCCTACTGGGCCAACAAAGCTAAATGGTGATCTGCCCCACAACCCCAACCGCTACACACTATGCCAGCTAAGAAAAGAGCCAGTTCCAAACCTAAGCCGTCCAATCCTGCGCTGTGGTCTCGCATGAAGTCACAAGCCAAAGGCAAGTTCAAGGTCTACCCCTCTGCTTACGCCAACGCATGGGCGGCCAAGCAATACAAGGCCAAAGGCGGTAAGTGGTCTGGTGGCAACAACAAAGTTAAGAAGTAATGGCTGCTAAACCGAAAAAGCGTGGCGGACTTGGTAAATGGTTCGGCGAGAAGTGGGTAGACGTGAAGACGGGCAAGCCGTGTGGGCGCAAGTCTGCGAAGGGTGGCTCTAAGCGGGCATATCCTGCGTGTCGCCCCAAAGCTGTGGCGTCGAAGATCTCCAAACAGGAAGCCCGTAAGAAGACGGGGCCTAAGCGCGTGAAGTGGTCGACGACCGCAAGTGGGCGGAAGCGGAAGTAATCACGGCTTCATCCGTTTAAGCCACTCCTCTTTCTTGCGTTCTCGACACCGTCGGTTCGCCTCTTTGCACTTTTCCTTGTTCTCCGCGTAGTATTTGCGCGCGTAGGCCCGTCGCTGCTCTATATAGTCGGGGCTATCCTCTTTCTTACGCTCGACGTAATTCGACTGCTGCTGCCGCCGTTCCGCGCGTAACTGGTCGAGCCATTTCTGTTGAACCTCTTCAGACCAATCAAGGAAGCCTTGCGGGAGGAAACGTAGGTAGGAAAACGGGACTTCAATCACGCAGCCACCTTATGTGAGTTCGTAGTAGAGTCAATAGTATAAAAGTGATTACAAAAGTGATTATATCGTAACCTTACTCAATAAAACTCTTACATGACACTATATAGTGCTGCGTTACAGTAATGAGGCACTATATAGGTTAAGGAAAGAGTTTTATATAGTAAGGTCACGATATAATCACTTTTATAACGACTTTCCCATTGACCCCGAACCCTGTACCATTAACCTCTCCATATCGATCCCCGCTTTGTTCATCACATTCGCGTGGATCTGACGGACAAGAATCGTTGTGTATCGTTTGTGATACACAAAACAGGATACAGGAATCATGGAACAGATACCAGAAGCCCCCAAATACGCCCTCACGCCAAATAACCGAATCGTGAACCTCACGAGGCGGGATTCAGTACTGAAGAAGTATTGGCATCCGACGAAGGGCAATTACTCGATTTTGCAGGTCGACGGTAAGTCGGTTCGGTACTTCTACGACCAGAAGCGGTTGGACGTGCCCGCGCACGAGGCCGACATACCTACAGAGGCTAAGCCGATCGACGGGTTTCCTGATTACTACGTTACGCCGTATGGTGCTGTGTGGCGTATGCCAAACAGTCGGGTGGAGCGGCCCCGTATCATACGGGAGGTCGTCAGGTACAAAACCCCCTACGTGCAGTTACGCAATAAGTTCGGTAAGCGAACATGGCTAAGTGTACGTAAAGCCGTACGCGACATCTTCGGTTCGGACGCCCAAATGACAGTAGCATGAGCGCGCTCTTTATGATACTCGCGATCGCCTTTTGCATTCTGGTGGTTCTGGACAGTTGTAAGTGATTTACCGCTTGTAGTAGAAAATTGTATGACAAAAGGGCCGCCGTACAGGATACAAGACCTGCACCCTTGACTAAGTCACTGAAAACAGTAGAATTGCGATACCATGTCTGACCTGCACGAGCTGGAATCCCTTGAGTTGTCGCCGTATGATGAGAAGGGAAAAGTAAAGGCGACCCGCCTGAAGGATGCGAAAAGTGCCCTTTCAATCTACAACACGCTACTGAAAGCTGACGAAGCTAGTGCCGTCAATCGTGCGCGCATCGACGGTATGTTTGATGGGGCGGCCCCGTATAATTCGGCGCACCTTGCCGCCAGCAACCAGACACTGAAGACCAACCTGAACTTTGGTGAAGCCCAGCGATTGCTGGATATTTCTCTTTCTGCTTACGTCGACTTGTATAGTTCGTTGGAACGGTTTGTCGAGGTGAAGTCCAAAGGGCAAGACGACCCATCGCGCTACCAGAAGGAAGAAGTCATCGCGGAAGAGTTTACCCGCATGCTCCGTAACTGGCCTGAGTTCCATTCCCTGTACCTCCGCCTCTGCACCATTTTCCTGAAACACGGAGTCGGAACCGCTTACTTTGATTCTCCCGACGATTGGAAGTTTCGAGTGGGCGGGTTTGCCGACATCTTGATTCCCCGCCAATCTCCCGCGACTGAGGAATCACTCGACGTTGTCGTGATCCGCCGCGAGTACCACCTGCACGAGCTGGCTCGATTCATCAAGAACGAGAAAGCTGCCGCTGCTGTCGGTTGGAACGTCAACGAGATGAAGCGCGTGATGAAGAAGCACGTCAGCACCAGTGGGCGGCGCGGAGGTAGCAGCACGTTCCTTGATGACTTCGAAGCCCTACAGGCGGAAGTCAAAAACAACGATATCTACATCGGTATCCAGAACCCGACCGTTTCCATCTTGCAGTTCCTAGTTCGCGAGTTGGACGGTAGCATCAGTAGCTTCATGTCCGCGCACAAAGACGCGGAAGACTTTATCTACAAGAAGGTCGGTAAGTACAAGAACGCTGAAGAGGCATACGTGTTCTTCGCCAACGGTGTCGGCAGTAACGGCACATACCACTCAATCAGAGGCTTGGGCCAGCGCATCTTTGCACACATCCAGACCAGCAACCGACTCCGCTGCCAACAGATTGACGGCGCGATGATGTCGTCGGCGGTCATGCTCCAGCCAGAAAACAACCGCGCGTTGGACGAGTTGGAGTTTAGCTACTACGGCCCTTACGCCGTGATGTCGCCGAACGTAAAGATCATCGAGAAAGCGATCCCCAATTTGGGAACCGCAGTCCAGCCTGCGCTGCAAGACTTGCAACGACAGTTGGCCCTCAACACCGACACGGTTTCGCCCTACGGCCCTGAGCAGTCCTCGCCTTACAAGAACCAGATGCAGGTGGTTGCCGACATGGACGTCGCGACTCGCTTGAGTGGTGCTGCCTTGAATCTGTTCTACAACAGTTGGAACCGCTTGCTGCGGCAGGTCTTCCGCCGCCTGATCGAGAGCAAGAAGCGGGACGGTCTCACGAAAGAGTTCTTCACTCGCTGCGAAGCGCGCGGCGTAGGGGAGGAGTTTATCAAGACCCTCGACCTTGGCCGCACTCGCGCTGTCCGTTCGATTGGTAACGGCTCAATGGCAAACCGACTTGTCGCTCTACGTGAGATACAAGCAATGAGTGGCGGGTTCGACGAAATAGGGCAGCGCAACCTGCGACGCGATATTGTTGCTACGCGCGCTGGTCTTGACCTTGCCGACCGTTACGTCCCCAACACCGACGAGCCTCGCGTGGGCGTCGATACCAAGATTGCCATGCTGGAGAACGATTCTCTTATGGCTGGTAAGCCTGTGGCAGTTATCTCTAGTGAGCTACACGGCGAACACTTGCGGGCGCACTTGCCGCTCGCAGAACAGATCATAGAAGGCTACAACAGCGGTCAGGCCGACCCGATGCAGATGATGCCCGTCATTCAAGCTGTGTACCAACACCTTGCTCAGACTGCTGGCTTCGCGGGAGCAGATGTCAACTTGAAGGGACTCGTTGGGCAGGTTAAGCAGATCCTGAACTATCTGGAAGAAATCCTCAACAACACCCAAAAGTCCATCGAAGCCCAACAGCGTAAGATGCAGAAGGAACAGGAACAGGCACAGGCACAAGGACAAGCGCAACAACCCGCTGGCCCACCTGAAGTCGACCTCAAGATGCAAGCACATCAGGTTGAACAGCAAATTAAAATGGAGAAAGCCCAACTAGAACTCGACATCAAGAGCCGTAAGTTTGAACAAGAGCAAGCTCACCGCGATGCGAAAGCTGCGCTGGAGTTTCGCGAGGACGCCGTAGGAAGCGGCGGCATCGGTGGGCCAACTTCCTAAAGGCTTTCTTTCAGTTCATATTCAAAATTCTTGACGGATTGATAATAAGGGTCAACACTTTGCCCAATGTTCAAATTCTTTAGCAAAAGGTCCTCTGTTGTACCAGAGCCCGAAGTAGACCTTTCACGATGGAATCGTAATCCGAATAATGCCAAACGCCTTGATGATATTCTCCGAGACCCAATTTTTCGGCAGGCAGTCGCTATCACCAAGGCCCAGCAAGCCCCATACGGGGCAAAGACCATTGGCAGTACTCCCGAAGTGAACGCCAACCTAGCCAACTGGTGGGCGGGCTTCCACGACTTCCTACCTGCACTTTCAGCCCTTGCTACTCCTCGCAACCAAGCTGAGAAAGACACCCCTGACCAAGACCAAGAATGGATGCATCTACAGAACCAACTGTAAGTGAGCCAGCAGCCGATCCGATTGCTGACCTCCCCGCCGCTAGCGAAGCTGATTTCGCCAGCACTATCGACAACTCCCTCGCCAAAGCATTCGACGCTTTGGAATCTGCCACCGATTTGGAGGCTGCGACCCCTGTCGAAAACGCTGAGACTGCTCCCGAAGACCAGCCTGCGGAAGAGCCCGTCGTTGAAGAGCCTATTGAGGAACTGACCGAAGACATCGGCGACGATTGGACCCCCAAAGCGTCCTCTGCTTTCGTTCGTGTCAAAGGTCAACTTAAGGAAGCTCGTGAAGCGATGGAACCCCTCCAGCAATACAAGGTTGAGGCCGAAGCCCGCATCAAGGAGTTGGAGGGTCTCGCGGAAGGCAAAAGCACTGAAGAGCTACAGGCGAAGTTGAAGCAGTACGAGGACCAACAGATGTTCAGCGATCTGGAGGCCACGCCCGCCTACCAAGAAGCCGTGACTGCCCCGCTCGACGCCCTGATCAACCAGACCAAGGAGATGGCCGACAAGTACGAGGTCGACCCCCGCGCTCTGATTGATATCGTCAACATGACTGACGAAGCTACCCAAGAGGAGCAGTTGTCTGAACTAATCCCGAATCTCAGCACTCGCGATTCCGCTAAGATCTATGGCATCGCCGAAAAGATCGACCCAATCGCTCAGCGTCGCCAAGAGTTGCTGCAAAACAAGGATCAGGCCCTCGCTGAGGCTAAGCAGCTAGAAGAGCAGAAGGAATTGCAAGCGGCAGCCGATCGCGCGACTGTGCGGCAGAACGTGACCCGTAACGTCATCGAGCGCGTTCAGCAGAAGCTCCCATTCCTAGAAGGCATGGAGGGGCTAGACATAGAAGGAATCCAAGAATCGGTTTCTGCGGCTGATCCTACCACTCTGCATCCAGTCGACCACGCCTATCACAGCGTGTCCGCTAAGATCCTCCCTCCGTTGGTTCGGGCACACTTGTCCTTGCAGAAGGAGTTCGACACCATCGCAGCTCGACTAGCCGAATACGAAGAAGCTGAGCCTACTGGCTCCAACTCGTCTGCTCCTGCTGCCTCCCAAGGTTCGCCAGCAGGCTCGTTCGAAGATCGCGTCAGTGCCCAGCTATCTAGCCTCTGATCTGACGCTGATTCATGGTAAGCCGTACCTCGTTTATCGGGGTGCGGCTTTTTTGAGTTAAGGGGTTGACTAATCTTAAGAGTATTGGTAAAACTATCATTATCAGCGAGGTTGCTCTGGCCATTAAACAGTTCTACCGCGAGACAAACACCACATCGGACTTTGTTCCACACTGGGAATCCTAGGTTGCTCTGGCCATAAGCAGTTCTACACAAAGGTTTCCAAAACAAGCACATTGTAGCCCACGCCGACCGTGGTCTAACCCCCTTAACCCCAAACTCCTTTTTGTCATGTCTTTCGACCTTGGAACTGGCATTTCCGCCATCAACACCATCCTCGCCGAAGAAGCTAACCGCATCGGTCAGGATATCCACAAACGTACTCTCCATCAATCCCCTTGGGTTGATCTCACTAAGCAATCCGCATTCCCTGATGGAATGGGTTACCAGCTTACCACTCTGATCTATGACCGCGCTGTCGCCACTACTGACACCGCTGGTAATACTCAAGGTGCTGGTTGGTCCTCCGTCGGTACGCTCTCCACTGGAGGCAATCAGTTCAACACTAGCCTGAACGGCGCAGACGCCCAGCCTCTGGACGACACTGCTGATGATTTCCAAGGCGGTCGCGGTACTGGTTCTGCTGACAACCGTGCGTATGCTCAGTTCAGCAAGCAACTCAAGGAATACTCCCTGAGCCGTGCTGTCATTGAGTCCCCTCGCATCTCGATGGAAGACCTTCGTCACGCTGCTCATCGCCAAGAGCAACTTCGTGCCATCATGGACACCCTGTCTGAAGTGACCCACAACGTATGGGAAAATCGCTACCGCGATGAGTACGAGCGCGTTTGTGCCAACTTCGTTCCCGTCCTTACTTCGGCCACTCCGATCCTCACCACTGTTGATGCGGACACCGATGCGACTGCTGATGATACCTTCGAAGGTGTCAACATCACCTCCATCGACCCCGTCACCTCTGGTTCGGGCAACTCTGACGTCACCCCCGCTGGTTTCCTCTCCAACGCCATCATGGACAAGATTTACTACAATCTTATCCGCAAGGCTGGTCACAAGGGAGCCTACGGTGTTGAAAACGGTCGCCCCGTGTTCTCCGTCATCATGTCTTCGGAAGCAAGCCGCAAGCTGATGATCGAGTCTGAGTTCCGCGACGACGTTCGTTACAACAACGCCAAGGTCGGTGACCTCATCGCCCCGCTCGGCGTCGAGAAGTCCTTCCGTGGTTTCTACCACCTTGTGGACGACCTCGCTCCTCGTTTCAGCATCTCTACCAGCACCATCACCAAGGTGGAGCCTTACAGCGTTGCTAACGGTGTGGCCACTCCGAATGCTGCCTACGACACCGCTTCCTACGAAGCTGCTTACATCCTTCACCCCGATGTTTGCGAGTCGCAGATCCCGCAGCCCTTCAGTGGAGCTAACGGCGTAACCTTCGATCCGCTCAGCTACAAGGGCGACTTCAAGTGGACCAACATCCCCAACGAAGTCACCAACCCTGACGGAACCGTTGGTTTCTTCCGTGGCGTCCTCGCCAGCGCAACCAAGCCGATCCGTACCGATCTCGGTTACGTGGTCCTCTTCAAGCGCGACTCTGGAACTGCTGGAGCCTAATCATCACGGCCTCACCTTCGATACTTTTCGAGGGTGGGGCCTTACCCCCACTACACTTGAACCCCGTTCCCTGCACTATGTAACGGGAATCGGGGTTCTTTAATTTTTACTTACTACGATTATGGCTTTCCCAGTTAAATCAATTATGTCAACTAAACGATCTATCGCTGACACGCTCAAGTTAATCCAGCAGCTCATGGCGGATATGGATGATGGAGGTGACGACAAAGGCAGTGACGTCATCCCTACTCGTTTTGATGTAGCCAATGCTGTGCAACCTGCTAAGTCTGAGCCCAAAAAAGACAGAAAAGGCAGTGATGTCATCCCCACTCGTTTTGATGTAGCCAATGCTGTGCAACCTGCTAAGTCAGAGAAGCCACAGCCTGAAGACATCGAAGAAGCCGAAGAAGCCGAAGTAGACGAAGTAGACGAAGTAGACGGTGACATGGGGTTCATGGATGCTATTGAAGCCGCCATGGATAAAGGCAAGAAAAAAGCCGCCAGAAAGCAGAAACGCCAACAACGACGTGCTGCCAAAAAAGCTAGTGGTAAAGAACCCTTCCCCGCAGGTATGGAGGAGGTCGAGTCCCCGTCCGCTTCAACTGATTATGCTGGTATGCCCGCAGACGGCAGCGCGGTTGGCTACAATGAAGAACCTGCCGAAGAAGTCGACATGAGCGACATGATGGCTGCATATCGTGGCGAAGAAGTCGGTCTTGGTATTGACCCTGACGAAGGTGCTTTTGACACTACAGCAGGCGAACCGAAAGAGGCTCCATACACCCCCGAACAGGCTCAAGAACTCTTCAAGGTAGCTCACGGCACTTCCTTCGACCCGAAATCTTCTATGGATGCAAAGAAGATGAAGGAGATCGAAGATACCCTTAAGGAACAAGGTGGCTTGGGTGATCAATCCGCCAACCAGTTTGCCTTGAACATCTACCGCAAATACAAGTACGTTTAATCCAGTAACTGTTGTCCATGCCGTTGGGGCCCCCAGCCCCAGCGGTGACAGCAGACCTTAACCTTAATTTATCTATGACCCCACCCCCGTCTCTAGGTTTAGGTCTTGGTCTCAACCGCATGGTTGTTGGTGGCGGCGGCTTTTCCTTCGCGGACTCTGACGCATCAACATACGCAGCCGCACTTGAGGGTGACGGGGTTTCCTTGTCGGACGACCAGAAGCAAGCCATAGACACCTTCTATACCACAGGC